CGCCCCGAGAGGGGCGCCACGACGCAGTGCATATCACCCATGAGGTCAAACCTCATGAATACCAACCAGAGGAGCTCTGTAGCCTGTGAGCGGACCGACAACACGAAGACGTGACATGCGGTTCCATCTAGGAACTGCAGTTACCGTTACTAAAGCTAGTAATGGTAGCGTAGACACGTCTCGTAATGTCCTTCCTCAACTCGCAGGGACACAGGTTACTGTGTCGGAGGGGCATCCCTTTGCGACCCAAAAGGGTCGCGGCGGGGATGTGGGGGGCGATTTCTTCACACAAAAGAGTTACGTTGCTAGTCCAAAGACTAACATCGGAATCTCTCGTCGTGTGATGATCTTTCCCCCATCGGTCTACCGAGACATCAAGTATGATGGCCCGGTCTATCCGATGAATCCCACTGCAGCGCAATACGGTTTCCCTCCACACACCAGCTCGAATAATTCGCAGCTGGACGCGTGGGGGGCAAAAGCCGTAGCACGCTGCAAGCCCACTAACTCAGTGGCAGACGCATCCGTATTTGTCGGGGAGCTGTTCAAAGAGGGCTTGCCCAAATTGATCGGCATCCAGACATGGAAAGAGAGAACTCGAAAAGCCAAGGATAAAACCGCGGCCAACGAGTATCTCAATGTCCAGTTCGGATGGCTGCCCCTTCTACACGACGTGCGCAGTATTGGGCACGCCGTAGTCAAAGCTGATACTGTGCTTTCACAGTATGAGCGAGACTCAGGAGGGACAGTTCGTCGTAAGTACCACTTCCCTACAGTTAAGACGCGCACAGAAACAGTCATGGCTACTAACGCCCAGCCTTACGGGCCGAACAGCACTGATTGTTTCTTGCCGCCTTATGGTGACTTGATTAGGGTCCGTGAGACGACCCAAGAGCGATGGTTCAGCGGCGCATTCACTTATCATTTGCAGACCGGAAACGACTACCGGTCTTCGATGATTCGTGGTGCGCAGCAAGCCAAGAAACTTTTTGGCATTACCATCACTCCCACAGTATTGTGGAATCTTGCACCTTGGAGCTGGGCCACAGATTGGTTTCTCAACACGGGAGATGTTATTTCAAATCTCACCGATTGGGCAACCGATGGTCTGGTTATGCGGTATGGGTACATGATGGAACACACCATCGTGAAAGATACTTATACCCTCACGAAGTCCGGCCTTTACTCCGGACAGAGTGTGCCTCCGCTAGTCATGGTCACTGAGACCAAGATAAGACGGAGGGCAAACCCCTTTGGTTTTGGGCTGACTTGGGGCGGTTTGTCACCGCGCCAGCAGTCCATAGCTGTTGCGTTGGGTCTTACCCGACGCAAATAGCAGGCGACATGCCTGCGTCAACCACCATTGTTCCTCAGGTTTAAAAACCTGGGGGACGTAAGGAGTAGTGCCTATGTCATATACCGATCCACAGACTGTCACCATCAGTGCAGTCACTACGTCGCTCCCACGTACTTCCGTGGGCACGAACGGCAGTGAGTACACGTCGGCTGACGGTCTCATCAAGCTCAGCGCAAACTCCGCCTACGGGCGGCGCACGCGCCGAGTCTTGAGGCTCGACCACTCGAAGCTCACCACGGACCCGTTCATCCCGAGCCAAAACGTCAAAGTATCGATGAGTAACTACATCGTCTTTGACATCCCGGCTGCTGGGTACACGGGTGCCGAGGCACTTGCGGTTTACCAGGGTTTCAAGACCCAGTTCACCGCGGGCTCCGATGCGCTCATCTCCAAGCTCCTTGGAGGCGAGTCGTAGTTTGAAGGTACGCGGTTCTATTGTTCCGCGGGGTGGAGGTGAGGGCAACCCTTGGGTTGCCTTCACCGTTAACCTCAAGGCCCACGGGCTTTGGGTTACCATCCTCACCTTCAAACGTGCTATAGAGGTAGAGATTTCCCTGTTTTCAGGGATTTCACACTAACTCTATGTATGTGGCCTAGGCTAAGGAGAAGTTAACCTCTATTTAAGGAGGGCTTCTGAAAAGCCTAATGCTACTCTGGAAGGTGATGGCAGAAGAATCTGCCATCAGATGTTGCACTAGCGCCACCTTTGACCTAAAAACGGTCAAAGCGCGGTGCAAACACGAGGGGTTATCATTCTTGACGATAACCCTACCTGAATTTGGGAAAGACTTCCAAAAAAGTCTTGACCAAGGACAGGTCGATCGACGTCTTTTCGCTGGTTTCCAGCGGAAAGCAGAGCTCCCCCGATTTCTCGGAGGTTTTCTGGATCGTGTGTTTGACCGCAGCAGCGGTCGGTTGCTCGAAGAGCCGTGCATTGATTCAATTCTTGCCGTTCGTCAGTTAACACTGATGTTTGGTAAGATGGATCTTCCCTGCAGCGATGCAAGGGTTAGATCCGCGATGCGCGGCTTTATCGAGTGTGAGCAGGACGTCAAACGGTACGACCAAGCTCGCTCATCTCAAATGAGAGATGAGTTTGCCAAAGTCGGATCCGTGCTGTTTAGGGATCTATTCACCCGAGTAGATAGTGATATCTACGAGGGAAAGTACATCCCAAGGCACGGACCAGGGTCAACCGCTGATCGGCTTACGGGAAACCGTAAGTTCGAACAGCGCACCTGGCCGGCTCGACTGGAGCAAATCTTCCGTATGGATGAGATGCTCCTTCCAAATGGTCGTTATTACGACCTTTTGGAGTCGATTGACGTCCTCGAACCCGGTTCTGAGATACCAGTCAAGGTTATCTCAGTACCTAAAACGCTCAAGACACCACGAATCATCGCTCAAGAACCAACTGCTATGCAGTACGCACAGCAGGCGGTTCGCGACGTGATCCGTGGACAC